CTCAACGGCTTCTAGATTAGTGATGCCTCAAGTAGGAGTTGACACCAAGATATACAAAGGTAACTGCCCTATAATGAGAGAAAGATTTGGAAAAGAGAGATTCAGTAGAAATGAGCTCATAAAAGAAATAGATGAGTTCTTTGATAAGAAAATTGTTCTGGAAGAGACTGAAATAGATTATCATGGGTATATCATGAAACTAGAATCTGCCGACAATCTCATAAACTCTGATGTTCTAATATCAAGAATAAAGAGTATGGAAAATGAAATAAGAAATGTTAGTTCACTCATGATAAAAGGCTATAAGAATCATTTCACTGTTTGTTATTGCAACAGAAATCTCAAAAGAATAAAGGAAACGGTCGAATATTCTACAAAGAGAAAGATTGACACATTTCTTGATGATTGGAGTAGGGAGAATCTACCAGAATGCTTTGGAGGAAAATCAGGCGTTCGTCTTTATGATTATTTAACTGCTTATGAGTCATTGAAGCAATCAGTCAAAAAGATATGTATATCCGATATATGCATGAGCGTTCCAAGCATATCAGGAGATGAATCAATATCAGAAGTTGTTATGGGTCTTAGAGGCAATTTCTGTGAGAACGGCAGACTAATATGTGAAGCTAACAGAAACAGGTTGTCAGAAGCAATATCGTATGAAGGAACTGGAAGAGCCATCTCTTACTATGATCCAAAGTTAAAGCCAGATGAAAACAGTATGTCTGACATAAGATCGAGTGACTGCATGCTAAGTAGAGATATAGATATAAGCTTTATAGTTAGTGACTACAAATCTAATCCAGCAAGAAACAACTGTGTCAAGTCTCTTTTCTCTATAAAAAATCGAAGATATTATGTTGAAAGAGATTTTCTTCCTCAGAGCTGCAACATGTATTTGGATGATTCAAAGAGTCTGTATTATGAGTCAAGAGAAGAGATGGGTCACTCAGTGTCATCTAGATTTGCTTATAAGGTTAAAAATGGCTGGAATTCAGATTCAGTTTCTTACAGAAATGACAGATTTGTAGAAGTTGAGAAATACTCTTCAGACATAGATCGAAGGATAAACATAAGGGAGCTTGATGAAAAATACATTGAGGTGAAAATAACAAAAGTTGGGAATTTTTTATGCCTCTGCACATCAGATTTCGATAAGTTTTTCTTAACTCCACTTTGTAAGTCCGGTGTGTGTCAATTAACCAAATATAAAATTGTCTTATCTACTGTTGAGAGTCCTTTCAATGAAGAAGAGTGCGAGTCAATATTGGAAACAGTTGATGATTTCATTCAAATAGGTAGAAGATGTAAAAAGAGTGATGACGATCTGAAAGAATTAGTTGAGTATGAAGAAAGTGCATCTGTTCGATCATCCTCTGAATCATGCAGTGAAGAGTATAGTGACTTTCAATCTGAATATGATAGCGATTATATAGAAGGAGAAGAGAATCCACTTGATCTGAAGTTCTCAACTTTT